TTTTCTCAACAAAGCCCGTTTCTATCAATGCCTCAATATGCGAGATCGCACTGCGACGGGTAATTTCACACTGATCCGCAATGTTTTGGTAAGACGGAAAACAAATGCCCTCATCATTAGCGTTGTCCGCTAATTTCAATAATACTAATTTGCGGGTAGGGTTACCCACTTTGCACTGCATTGCTTTAACCATTAGTAACATACTCATAGCATTAACTCCGAAGCATAACGTTGTGCGATCCACTCAATACCTTTGCCCGTTACTCGCGTTTGCGTGTAATTGTGATCGTGATCAGTTGTCCCCGTTTTCACGGTAAATAAACCTTGTTGCTGTTTATCTGCATAAGGTAAGAGGTTGCCAGATTGACGATATAACGCCTTATCTTCAATAAGGCGGATAATCATTGCTTTCTCCGGCATATTTAAAATTTTGGCGGTTTCTCGCAGGGATTTGCTTGTGCCAACGTCAACATAATGATCAACAAATGCTGCTTTAGGTTTTAGCTCCTTGTTTTCTAATGCAAGAGCTTGATTTTGTCGTTCTTTCTCAACCAACGCCTCTAATGCCTGCAAATAGTTTTGAGGCAAAAGTGCGGTGCTTTGTTGCTGATTTTCTAGTTCAAGCCAGCGATCAATAATTCGCTTACGCAGAATGACGTTATAACCAGAAATAACTGTTAACGTTGCAGATTTGTCTAAATAATAGATTGGATAGCGTTGATTATTTTGAGAATTAACTTCATACTGGCACACAACACCGCCAATGGGGGTATGTCCAAAAAGTTCTACACCCTCTTTCTCACTCCAATCAAGAGATTTAACATTGATACCTCGTTCTATTTGTAAAATAGCTCCAACATAAGCTCTAATATCTCTTAATACGTGGTTATGTTGTTTTCCGCATAACTCCGCAATTTCGCGACTGCTCATCGTAATACTTGATTTTTCTGTATTTATCGGTAATAATTCTGTCATCTATGTAGCTCCTTATAGCTCTTAATTGCCACCGCGGCAACGGTGGTTTTTTATTGCTTAAAATTTACTTTTTTCTTACAATCCGAATTATTTTTGCAGATAGTAGGTTCGCTATGGATATTTCCCCTATTTTCACGTCTGTCAAAACTACTCTTGATTTGCTCTCTGGTCTTGAAAGCAACGCTGTCTTGAATGAGAGAGTTGCTTTGCTCAAGGATCAAATTGAAATACTCAGATATGCTCACGAAACGGCTCAAAAAGAACTGTCCGAATATAAAGAAAAGTGTGCCGCACTTGAGAATGAAATAGCGAGTTATCGCCAAGCTGAACAATTTATCTTTGAACATGGTGCGGCGTTTAAAAAAACCTCTAGCGGGTACATCGAAGCGGTTTATTGCCCAAACTGTCTCACGGTCGCAGGAGGAAGTTTCAGCACATTCCCGTTTCAGTGTGGAAAATGTAAGTGGCGAAGCATGTTTAAGGTTTCTGAATTTAAAGGCATCTTTAAATCTCTGCCGTAAGCTCATTTTCTATCTCCCTATTGCTTATGAATAGCAATCGCCACTTCGATCGCTTTTGCCGTGGTCTGTTGTGATTTGTGCAATAACTTATGCAACACATCTTGCTCTTCCTGCGTCAGTACGCCGTCGCTCAAAAACTCGTTGAGCTTGGCAAATAAAATCCCACGCTCTGCCAGTTCTTGCAGTTGTAACTGCGATAGCTCGACTAAGTCAGTTTCGTTTTCGTTCGGTACAGCAAAACTCACCTTGCCTAAACGCCGATTGATTTCATCCGACCAATTACTTACGCCATATTCAAGCTCAATGGCAATCAATTCTTCGCAGGTGAAACGCTGTCCTTTGGTTTGATACAAGCGGTTATTCAATGCCTGTTCTGTCATTCCAAGAAAGCCTGCAACGGCTGCTTTTCCGCCTTGGCACTTTTCTATCATTTCAATAATCGTTTTCTTCATTGCCATAAATTCCTTGTGGATTTTGTGGTTTTGTTTTTGGGTGGGGTTGATAAATTATGGATTAGCTGGATTCGCTAGTCGCTTAATGTCGTCAGCCGTTATTTTATTATTGAGAGCATTAGCTAGTTTCTCTGCATATTGCGTTTCTCCCGTGTAATCTGTTCTTGGCAATGTATTTGAAGCTCGCCACTTATACACAGCCCGAGAAGTAATACCGCATAATTGAGCAACATTTGAAGCTCCAATATGGTCAATAATTTGTGTAAGTGTTTTCATAATTCCTCATAAAAATATGAACATTAAGTACATAATAAATCAGAACTGAAAGTACTTCAATATTTATTTATAATTGAACCAATGGTACGGAGATAAAAAATGATTACAGAAGAAAAATTCAGAGAGAATTTTGCTAAACGATTAGATCTTGCTTGTAAAGAAAAAGGTTTAGCAGAATGGGGGCGTGGTGCAGAAATTGCTAAAATCCTTGGAGTAACGCCTAAAGCGGTCAGTAAATGGTTTAGCGGAGAAACAACCCCCTCACCGAGTAAAACTTATGCTCTTGCCAAATATTTAGGAGTAACACCAGAATGGCTAACATTTGGCGATCAAAACGTTGTTCCTGCGAACGTTAAAAAATCCCACTCTTATCCCCTTATTAGTTCAATTCAAGCAGGAACGTGGACAGATGCGTGCGATTTTCACGATAGTATGGGTTATGACTATATTGACACAGAGATAGATGCAGGCGAAGACGCGTTCTTTTTGAGGATAAGCGGCTTATCGATGGAGCCTAAATTTAGCGAAGGGGATTTAGTGTTAATTGACATTCGCAAACGCCCTCACCCCGGTGACTTTGTAGCAGCCGTCAATGGAAACGGTGAAGCCACCTTAAAACGCTATCGTGAATTAGGTGAGATTTCCGAATCAGGTCATCCGCACTTTGAACTTGTTCCACTTAACCCTGATTTCCCAACCCTTAGCTCAATGAGACAAGATATCCGCATCATCGGCGTGGTGGTTGAGCATAGGAGTTATTTGTAACCACCAAACCAGTAATTGAATTTTATTGGGTGTGGCGGTTGAGCATAGGCTGGAGCTGTAACAATAGTCCACCAAAGCCAGAAGTTGAATTTTGTGGGCTAGGTAAAAGAACGAATAGAGCTTTGTAGCAACTAGAAGAGCGAATATCAATGATATAAAGTTTAAAGGAACGATATGGCAAGTATTGAAGATATTATTATTCCCCAGCAAGAAATCAATCATATCATGGCGATAGAAAAACAAATTCATTTTAAAGGAGCCACATGGGGGAAAAAACAAAAAACTCAGCCTTATCCTTATTGGCTTGAGTTAAAGCTTCCGTTCTTCGATAGTGATGGATTACCTATACCTCAGCTTAGGGCCTATTTTGCCTATCGTCCTGCTCGTAGAGAAAATTTAATGCCATCGATGAACTTTATTGCTTTTTATAAAAACAGACGGTTATTTGCTATTGATCAAGGTGAAAAGTTAGTTCATGTAAATAAAATAACTCATGTAAAGCCCATAGCCGAAAGCCGTATTTGTGGTGCTCACTACCACATTCTACACGGTAAAGAAAACCAAGAAACGGGCTATTTACTAGATGAAAAATATCAAAAATCAAATGATTTTTTTGAATTGATGTGCTATTTTCTAGCAAAATTTAATACTGTCGCAGTGGGGCAAATTCCTCACCCAATCTTATCAAACAACGGACAAATGGAGCTATTATGATATGCAGCACAGTCTTATCCAATCTAGGCTATGAATGTCATTCTATTGCCGATGATTTGATTTTAATTAATACCCCTTTCACTCTTGAAGATGGTAGCGTTATTCAGGCATACATTGAACAAGTGGGAGAAAATCGTTTTACTGTCACTGACGATGCTCAAACTTTGTGGGAAATGAACGCTCGAGGAATCAATCTAACCACTAACCGTATCGACCAAATAAAAAGCACGTTAAAACGTTACGGATTAAACTTGAACGATCGAGCGGAAATCAACACGACAACAAGCGGTGAAATGCTTACACATAATTTGCAACGCATCATTCAAGCGGCAATTATCACAGATACGCTTGCTATGGATTGGTACAACGTGCCAATAGATAAATTCGAGATGATGGTAAAGTCTGATTTTCGCCATCATCAATTCCCTCAAAATATCGGATTTGATGTGAAAAAATCAGGATTGAGCGGTCATCAAATTACAATCCCAATTTCATTAACCGGCGGAGAGCGACACACCAAACAGATTTTTACAACGAGTGTAAAAGCAAAAGGCAGTTGGAGCAGTGCTTATGGCGTTCTAGGTAAAATAATGGATCTGACCAATCCAACAGCACAAACAAATGATGAATCTTATGTGGTCATTGATGATAAAGCAGTAGGTGATCAATTAAATAAACTTATTCTGCTCTTTAATCAATCTCCGGCAAAGATTCTGCCTTATGATAAAAAAGATATTTGGCTTGAAAAACTCGCCGCTTAAAACATCAAACCGCTCCAATGGCGGTTTTCTTTTTCCCAACTCTCCTACCATTTTCGTGACACCACAAAAATGCTACTTCACTCAGATTTACCCCCCTGTTTTCTATTTTTTTATACTTTCTTGCTCAAAAAACAAGCAATCAAACAGATTTTTTGAAATTATTTTTCTTTATAAATCAACAATATGTGTACTTTTGGTACTTTTCTTTTTATGAGATGAACAAAAAGTTCTTTACATATATGAACCAATGGTACATAATACACCCATCAAAACGAAACAACGTTTAATGCTCTTTAACAATCAAGATGAAATAAAAAGCCCTGCGGTAACAGGGCTTGGATAATTAAACTTCGCGAACAGGTGTTTGTCGGTTAGTGTCCATAACAAGACCGATACAATGTAAGCAGTTTTGTTTGGTCGTATAACCTTCACTTTGAGCTATAGGTTCGTGATTGGCGGCTTTTAGTCGCCAATACCACTGACCATTAACACCTTTGAAAATTTCAAAATACATAGAGGTAACTCCTTATGCAAAACGAAATGAAACGCTACGCAATTTCTTATTTCTTCAAAGGAAAGAAGTGGTGTTCAGATGTCTACGCCAACTCGCTTGAAGAGGCACAAGAAAAAGTCAAAGCAATGTCCCAAGCAACTATTGATGGTGAACTTTACTGTTCAATATATGTTCCAGTCAAGCCACAATCACGCATTGCAAGGTTGCTTTTAAAGCTACTACATAAATTTAGCTAATTCAATATTTCATCTTGGTGATGATGCTCTTTAACAATTTAGATAAAACACCTTGTCGCCTGATGGTGAGTAGTTAGTCAAAGCGTGGAAGACCCTATAGCCCCACCGCTACAACAGCATTATGCCCAATAGGGGAAACAGACATAATCCGACAAGGTGTTTAGGTGAAAGCTGGTCGCACATAATAAGGTGCAAGGGAGTAGCCGAAAAGAACAGTAGGACTTTTTGATTATTTTTGACCG